AGAAGTATGTCTAAGTGCATGAACATTTGTATTTTCTACTCCAGCTAGTTTTAAAGTCTTTTTGAAAAAATCTTCAAAGGTTTTTGGGTCTAAATAAGTTCCATCTTCACGGCAGAAAACAAGTTTTTTATCATTATATAGGTCATCCCAAGTTATTTTACTTTGTTGAATTTTATAATTCTTTAATTTTTCCAACATAATTGTAGATACAGATATAATACGTTCCTGACTATTTTTAGTATATGGTTGTATTTGTAATATCGTTTTCGAGCTTATATTAGAATCAAAATTTTTTAATCTATTAAGTTGTTTATTAATAGTAATAGTTCGTTTTTCAAAATCAATATCATTCCATGTTAGTGCGAATAGTTCACCGCGCCTCATGCCTGTATATAGATCTAATAGTATTGCCATACCTAAATCATTGTTGCCACATAGTTTTTCAATCGCTTTTTGCTCATCTACACTGAAAACCCTTATTTTTTTCTTTACAGGTTGTTTAGGTAAGGTTATTCTTCCTTCTCCTGCTGGATTTTTTGCTATCATATCATTTATGTATGCTAATTGTAAAGCTTTTCTAAAAACACGATGTATATTTTGAATAGTTTTTTGTGACAAACCACCTTTACCGTCTACACGTCCATCTTTTAATAATTTGTTATATACACCTTGTATGGTACTGCTTTTTAAGTCTTTCAATTTATAAAATCCAAGGTTAGGTTTTAAATGTTGTCTTATAATCATCTCATAGCTTACACGTGTTGATGTTTTAACACTGTTTATGACATAATTATTGTACCATTCATCAAGCCATTCTGATACTGTTATTTTGCATGGTTCAATATAAGTACCCTGCTCTATTTCTGTGAGATATTTATTTAATTTATCAGAAGCTTCTTTTCTAGTTTTTCTATAAAACGTTTTAGATTTTAGACGACCATCATCAGATGACCAATCGCAACGCGAGCTTCCCACCTTCCATCTTTGCGGAGACGGATATTTCCTTCTCCATTGCCTCTGCCTTTCCGTTTTACCTTTTGTGCCATTCTCATTCCTCCACTCTAAATTGCTTCGATAAGCTTTAATAGTTTAATGCAATCTTTATATCCCTGCAAATAAAGCCAGTCTTGTTCTATGCAGTCAAGTAAAGACTTATCTTCTAAAAAACTTTCTGTAAATTCTTTGCCCTTTGTACTAAAGTTTTGAAATAAGTCATAAAAACGTCTGCTAACATTTGCATGGATTGATCTGATATCCTTATAGTTTTCATCACATTCTTTTAAATTTTTAATGCTATCTTGCATTAATTCAGTAAAAAACATTCCTACGTTTTCTTTAAAGCTTCCCATTTTATCCTCCTTATATCACTCTAAAAAGTTTGAAAAATTTTACACAATATCTGTACCCTTGCAAGTAGAGCCAGCCTTGCTCTATAGCTCTTAAATAAAAAATATTATTTTCGTATTTTTCAATAATTTTCTTATCACTCTCTGACAATCTTGACTTTAATTTTGTTAATTGATTTTCAATTTCTCGTTGTTTTTTATGCTTGTTTCTGTACTCATCGTTTGTATTTTTTAGTTCTTCAATACTATCGTCAATAAAAATGTTGCTCATGCCAATAAAATCCTGCTGAAAATTATTCATTGTCTTGCTCCTCCATTTTCTGTTTACTTGATTTATAAAGTTCACAAGCTGGTGTTCCTATTCTGTCATATAATCTAAGAATTTTAAGAGGATTTTTTATTAATTCATCTAGTGCAACTTTTATTTGTATTCCACAAAGTAACATATAGTTGAATTCCGTTGTTGATGTTAGAGTTTTTGCTGATGTCAAAGAATCATAATCCTTTCGCTGTTCATATGTTAGACCTTTTATGAATTCTTTTTCGAATTTATCGCAATATTCTAAATTCTGTTTATGACTTTCGCTTAAATACCTAGGTCGATGTGGTATATCTAAAATATCTATTAAAATACTACATGCCAACTCTTCAATCTCGTTTCTCTCATTAAAATTAGTTTTTTCGTTCATTTATATATATTTCCTTTCAAATTTTAGTTCCGCAACTCCTTGAAGGAAATTAAAACGCATGATATAATATTTACGCTCCAATTTGCTTTTAGGCTGTTGTGAGTCGTCGGGGGATACGGGTTGCTTTGTTGGGCGCCGTTCCTCCTATTTTTGTAATTTATTGTAGACTTCACGAATTCCCTGCCTTATGATTTCTGCCTTACTTAGATTTGTTTTGGTACAACAGTATTCAAGCATTTTTAAATCACTTTCAGACATTCTAACTCTAGTTTCATAAATTTTAGGGTCATCTGTTGGTCTACCTGTTCTTGGAGACAAATTATCACCTCACTTTTGTGTCACCAATAATATAATAATATATGGTGATACAAAAGTCAATTCCTAAAATAAAAAAATTTTTCACATAAATAACTTGACATTACATATAATATATTGTACAATAAATTGTACTTGATTAAAATAGGAGGAATGATTATGTTAGCTGTTAATTATTCGAATATGAGAGATAATTTCAAAGATTACTGTGATAAGGTAACTGATGATTACGAAACTGTGATAGTTACGCGTAAAAATGACAAAAATGTCGTTATGATTTCACTTGAGGAGTATAATAACATGAAAGAAAATCTATATATTATGAGTAACAAAAAAGACTATGATAGACTAGTGACTTCTAAAAAACAATTAGAAGCTGGAAAAGGCACTGTAGCTAAAAGTATAGAAGAGCTGAGGCAGCTGGAAGATGAATAAAAATATAATTTTTGGCGATACAGCTTGGGAAGATTATACTGAATGGTTAAAAGAGGATAAAAAGGTACTCAAAAAAATTAACGATTTAATAGATAATATTAGCCGTACTCCTTTTGAAGGACTAGGAAAACCAGAACCATTAAAGAATGAGTTGTCTGGGTATTGGAGTAGGCGCATAACTGAAAAACATAGGCTGATTTATAAAGTATATGAAGATAAGATTTATATCATTGGCTGTAAAGGGCATTATGATGATTAGGGCACAAGCTAATTTTTGTGTCCTTTATTTGGGGGCAAGTTTGGCATAAATAAAAATGTCACTCTTGTATCCCTCGAAATCGTCAATACGGGTAATATCATAATATTTGCCGCTGTATTCTATTTCCATATCAGTGGTAATATCATCTCGATAATTTATTATAAATAGACATTCCTCGTAATGCTGTACTGCTTTTGAAGCGTAAAATTCTTTTCCTGACAGCTGCCTGTAGTATGCCCACAAAGTACCGTTATGTATAGGTATCCACTCATTAATAGAAAAACCATCTTCGTCTTTGGATTGTTGTAACTTGACAATCCTTATTTTTTTGTCTTTTAGTTTTTTCATTTACTCACATCCTTAAATTCCTATTTTAGAACAGACTTTCACCGCGTGTGATTTTTTAAAAGTCAGACTTTATTTAGGCACAACATAAAGTTTTAAACGGGCGAGAATTTTCGCTCGTTGAATATAAGGACGAAAACGGCGAAATCAGATTATAGTCCTTGTGGATTGCGCCTTTACAAAGCGTTCTTAAATTCATTAAAGTGTTCATATAATCCGACATAAGCATCAAGCAAACTTGCTGTTCCGTCTATCCTTTGCTTTGCACTTTGCGCTTTAATCGGCACTATATTGCCATTTCTGTCAGTCTGTATTCCTGTATTGGTTAAACACCACTTCAAAATCGGATTGTTGTTATAATTTATCTTTTTAGCTTTTAAATCTGCTCCTAACATCTGCATTGGCAGACTTAAAGTTTTCGCACCTTGTATGCAGCGCACCATTACAAATCCGTTATTCTCCATTTCCTCCACCCAATATTTCGCACTGTAACTGTCATAATAAATCCACGCTGGAGTAATTCCATATTTATTTACCATTTCAAGAAACCACGCTGTAACATCTCCATAATTTATCGAATTTCCGTTACACAGCCTTAAAAGTCCACGCTGTAGCCATTTATCATAGGGGATCTTATCAAGTTGTACTCTCTTTTCAAAATTATCTCTTGGCAGCCAATACATTTGAGTTATAAACCTTTCTTCGGTTTCCTTATTCATCAGCAAAAGTGTTGCACAAGTTAAATCTGTTGTAATACTTAAATCGGCTCCGCCTATCGCATAACAGTTTTTAAACTCTGGTAAATCAAAAGTTTTTTCATTATTTATATCATCAAAAGAGAGCCATGCATTGCTGATTGTATCTCTTATGTTAAAGTCTTTTGTAAGTATTCCGCTTAAATCCTTCGGATTATTTTTTGCTCGTTCCACTTTCTCGGATAAGTCAGACAGCTTTTTAATCGTATTTAGCCCCGGATTGGCTTTTTTCCATGCATTAAGATCAATCCATTCATCTTTGCAGTCAAGTTCATAAATTATCGGTAAAAATGTCTCATCAACGAACGTTCCATCGGCGATTTTACAGGCGTATGAATACATATCATCAAATACACATTCCCTGACAGTTCCTGCGGTTGTAATCATTATAAATAACGGTTGCCGTCTTGCACTTTGGCTCTGTTTCATGACTTCATAGCAATTCCTATCTTTTACGCTGTGGAGTTCGTCCATAATCACTAAATGCGAGTTCAAGCCATCTAACGTATCGCTGTTTTTGCCAAGAGGCTGGAATTTACTCATAGTCAGAGGAAAATACAAATCTGATTTTCTCTTTTTAATAAACTTATTTAACTCTGGGATTTGCTTTATCATATTGTGGGTTTCATCAAATATAATCCTTGCCTGATCTTTCTTTGTGGCTGTGCTGTAAATTTCTGCACCTGGTTCATTGTCGGCAATTAACATATAAAGTGCAATGCTAGCTAACATGGTGCTTTTCCCGTTTTTTCGTGCCACCATAAATAAAGTCTCTTTGTACTTTCTAAAACCCGTATTTTTATCCACAAATCCAAATAACGCCGAGATAAAAGCCTTTTGGAATAACTCTAATTTAACGGATTTTCCTGCCCATTCTCCTTTTGAATGCTTGCAAAATTTCTCTATAAATTTAATAGGTCTTACTGCTTTTTTCTCATCGAAAATATATCTGCTATCTGGATTTTTCATATTATCTGCAAGCTTTTTATAGACTTTATATACCCTCTTAGATATGATTATTTCGCCGTTTTCGATAGCTTTTAAATATTCTAAAATGTAGTTCATATTTATTCCTGATTTATAAATTTGTATAATTCATTTTCGTGAGGGTCTTGTTGATTTTTAGGTATCATGCTTTCAATCTGTTTATAAAGCAAGCTGTACCGCTGAATTGTCGTATTGGATGCCTTTAAGGCTGGGCTTTCTCTCATAAATTTTTGTTTTCCCTGCTCGAATAAATCTACAGTACCGTTTTCTTCAATGGTTTTTCGTAAATCTTCAAGCGTTTTAGTCATAAAACATATTTCTGTTATCAACTTTTGCGCTATTGTTTTGCGTTCGTCTGGTATGATTTTCAATATTTCCTCAAATTGCTTTAAGTCTGTGCTAATTTCTTTTAGTTTGCTCATAAAATTACCTCGCTTTCTAGTCCCTTAATATAAAAATCCATACATAGGTTTTCGAACCTCCGGCTTTCGGTGCCCTAAACTGCTGATGTATTCTTAATGCAGGGGAGACTTTATTAAGTCGCCATTATCTGTAAATCTAACCTCATTACTGCATATTTCACTTTTTAAATGCTCGTTTGTGTGACAGTTCATACATAAAGCTTCTAAATTGCTCCAATTAAGCGTTATATCTGGGTCGTTGATAGTATTTGGCGTTATGTATTTTTTGTGATGGACTATGCGTGCTAAGCTTCCACAGCGTTCGCATATATAGTTTTTGCTTATCATGTATGCTCGATTAATATCTTTCCATTTCTTGCTGTGATAAAACACTTTTGCATAGTCCTTGTTCACCAGCGTTTCAACTCCTGCCTGTCTTTAATGTTATTGCTTTAAGTAAACTGTCTATTGTTCTTTGTAGTTTTTCACTTTCTGATTGTTCCGCGTTATACCACAACTGCAATATAATCTACTCACTGTATTTATTAAAGGCCCTGTGTTTTGTTGTGGTATTGCCATACCTGTTGTAACTTCTATATATTCTGGTATTGCCTCTAGTAGTGCACTTATTAATAGCGATAGGTAATCCTTTGAGTGCTCTCCA